GAAGTCGAAAACATACATTCGACCTACTTAATCGGTAAGAAGTATCTTGACAAAGACTGGTTAAGCAAAGCCGAGCGATGGCGAACAATGGCAAAGACTGGCTTTGATCCAGTTTTAAACGAAGATATTGGAGAAGTTCAGCAAGAAAAAGCAAAAACGTTTTACGTCAATAACTATTTGGGTGGATGGCTTGAACAAGCTGAAGGCGTTATTTTCACGAACTGGGAAACGGGGCAATTCGACGAATCTCATACAATTATGTACGGGCTTGACTACGGATATAACCCTGACCCGACGGCACTCGTAAAAGCATCTATTGACTGGAAGCATAGACGAATTTATTTAAAGCAACTAATCTACAAGACCGATTTAAGCACCGAACAAATTGCACAACTTGTAAAGGCTTTTGTTAAGCCGAATGATATAGTTATTGCAGATAGCGCAGAAACGCGCCTAAACGTCGAGCTGGTACAAAAAGACATACCAATTGTGAAAGCATTGAAAGGCGCTGACTCTATTCGCTCTTCAATTCTGCAAGTTCAGAACTTCAAACTAATCATTGACCCCGAAAGCGTTGATTTAATCAATGAGCTTAATCTGTACGCATGGCTTGAAAATAAGTCGGGTGTGCCAATGGACAAGCATAACCACCTTTTAGATGCGGTTCGATATATCGTTCAATACTTCTTAGCTGCAAACGGGCTTTAAAAAAACTTAAAATTTTCTTGTAGTATTTAAAATAAGTTTGTAGTATTGCATGTAACGGATTACGGCTATGAAGCGTTGCTGATAAAAAAACGCTCTAACTTTCAAATTAAAAACAATGGAAATAGATAATAACAATACTTTCGATAATAACGGACACGGAAATGATTTTATAGCCGATGTTGGCATTAGTAATATGATGCAAGAAGTTACGTCTAAAATGGCACAAGACATAAATGCACAAAAAGAACTTGTGATTAAGCAAAAGTTAAAAGAAATAGTTGGTATTGAAATAGATTTGCAAGAAGAATTACAAAGACGTTTTAAAAGGTTTTGTACTATCAGACAAGGTAATGAAGAAACTATTTATTTTAACGATGGCTCTATTGAAGGCAAAAGAATAGTAACGTTTGTAAAAAAGGATATACCCTTTGATGCTGAAAACTTTACTTTAGGGTATGAAGAAACCTATTATTAATGCCAACTAGGGGATAAAACTAACAAGATGCTCAAAGAACTATCATATAAGCAAAGTTTTTATTTATTCGTAACTTTGAAAAAAGTTAACTTTGCAAAATGGCTTTATTTGATTTTCTATGGCGCTCGAAAAAGAACGCAAACAAACACTTAGCACAAAATAACTTTACTGGCGACGGGCTTTTGCAGCTTGATAGTCACGACAGAAAGTTAATTCAAACTATTTTTGGCAACGTTGACGCTCCGAGCAACTTTGAAGAACAAGTAAACGTTTACGCTTCAAACGTTGACATTAACAGCATTGTAAAGAAAATCGTTCAGCCAGCATCAACGCTGCCCTACTACATTGAAAAGAAAGTAGGCGGCGAATGGGAAGAAGCAGAAGACGAAAGAATACAGCGCATTTTAGACAATCCAAACCCATTAAAAAAATACAGCTGGAGTCAATACGTCGAAATGTGTTTGACTTATTTGCTTACTTCTGGAAATCTTTACCAATACAAAGGCGAGTCAGTAGGTTTCGGCGTTCGTTCGCTTGACGTTTTGCCGACGCCGTTCGTTGAAATCAATACAAGCGGAAACTTCTTTGACCCTATCCAAAACTATCAACTTCAATTTGACACGGTAAACCAAACATTCACGACAGAAGAAATTTCGCACACTAAATATGTAAATCCAAGCTTTACTACTATTAATCAAATGGTTTATGGTTTAAGCCCTATTAAAGTGGCTGCAATGGTCGCGCAAGTTGGTCTTGATAGGTGGGAAGCAGATGCGTCTTTACTGCACAACAAAGGGGCGATTGGATTACTCACGAACCGCAGCGACATTGGAATGACGCCAACGCACGCAAAAGAACTTCAAGACCAATGGAATTACGAAACGGCTGGAGCTAAGAACTTCGGAAAAATCAAAGTAAGTAACGCAAATGTTGACTTTATTCAAATGGCTATGAGTTCAACAGATTTGCAGCTATTAGAAAAAGACGTTGTGACACTTCGCGCCGCTTGTAATGTTTACGGCGTGCCTTCAGTACTTCTTAACGACCCAGCAAATAGAACGTATAACAACCTAAAAGAAGCAAACAAATCTTTGTGGACCGGTGCAATTATGCCGAATGTTGAGCTATTCCTTCAAGACTTCAACAACGATATTGTTAAAACTATTGACCCGTCTGGCAATACGCGAGTTGCTGCCGATTATACGAACGTTGAAGCCCTACAAGAAGACCTAAACGAAAAGGCAAAGACTTACGAAACGCTGATAAATTCGGGCGTTCAGTCGCCACAACAAGCGGCACTTGCTATGAATCTCGAAGAACCAGACGAAAACGCTTCAAGACAGCAAAGAAATCAAAACCAAAATAATTAATAACTTTGTAAAATGAACGCTGAGAAGAAAGCCGAAATTGAAAAGGCGAAAAAAGCCAAAGCAAAGAAGCTGAAAGAAGGTAAAATTGTACGCAAATGATTCTAAAAGAATTAGCCAATATTGAAGACAAAGCCGCAAAGCTGAAGTTTATTAAAGCAAATAAAGCCGCTATTTTGAAGGCTAAAAAGTCTATGTTTAAAACTTCATGCACAATTGAAGTTGCACCGAAACTGGTTAAAGACGAAACGGCTTCAAAAATGGATGGTACAAACGAAACTGGTGTGTTTGAAATCGTTGGCAATTCAATTGGTTTCTTAGATTCTCACAACGACGTTTCAATTGCTGGAAGCTTCAATAAGACAGTTAACGAAAGTGGTCAGAAAGCACCGATATTAATCAACCATAAGCACGAACCGAGTGCAATATTCGCTAAGAATTTAGGCGTTTCTATTGCTCAAAAATCAATTCGCTCGTTAGGCTATGACGCTGACGGTACGACTGAAGCTTTGACCGCTAAGATTGCACCGATTTACGACGCTAAGATGAATGAACTTTATTCGAATGGTGAAATAAAACAACATTCAATAGGGCTTCAATATGTGAAACTTGACTTAGCAATCAACGACGAAAGCGACAACGAAGGCTTTGCTAACTGGCAGAAGTATATCGACCAAGTAATTAACCGAGAGAAAGCCGAGCAACAAGGCTATTTCTTCGCAGTAGTCGAACAGAAACTAATCGAAATAAGCGCTGTGTTATTTGGTTCAAACCCATTTACGCCAACGCTTGACGAAAACAAAGATATTGAGCCGTCTAACGACACTCATAAAACCGAGCCGCATGAAAGCACTCAAGACAACACGGCTGACAAAGCCACAAAAATCAATTATTTACTTTACTAACTAACTTAAATTAAAAATGAAAAAGTTATTTTTATTTACACTTGCGATAGTAGCTATTGCGGTGACAACGTTGTTTTTAGGCAACGAAGCGGCTGGAGCGTCATTGGCGTTTTTAGCACCTATTATGATTAACAACAAAGAAGTTAAAGACTTCGCTGGATTCTTAGCCGCTAAAGGCATTAAAGATATTTCTGGCGATATTGAAAATGCTTCTGAAGTTGAAAAACAAGCTTACTTTACTGGAAAAGTTGAGTTTGAAGGTTTACGTTATACCGACATGATTAACGCAATCAAAGAAGGTAAAGACGAAAACGGCGAACTAAAAGCTGAACTTGAAAAGCTTAAAGAGAGCAAAATTAAGTCATTAGAAGACGCACTTGAAATGCAAGGAGCTGTAATGTCTGCACTTAAAAACGGTCAGATTTCTGGTGGTCAAGTTCATGCTATCGAAGGCTCGATTGAAAAAGCGCTAAAAGACAACGCTGAAAACTTTAAGAAAGCAAAAAGCGAAAGACACAACTTTAAGTTTGAAATCAAAGCGGCTGGAGATATGCTTTTAAGCACAAATGTTTCTGGTGGAACAATGCCACAACCACAACGACTTGAAGGTGTTAATGACATAGCTGAAAGAGTTGCTGCAACTTACCCAATTATACCGAAATTAAACACGGATAGAAACGCTATCGAATGGGTTTACGAAGCAAATCAAGACGGTACAATTGATGGTACTGCTGAAGGTGCTGCTAAAGACCAGATTGATAATGATTTCGTTGTAACTTCTGTAAGCCTTGTTAAACGAGCTGCGTTCATGAAGGCATCAACTGAGATGTTAGACGACGTTTCGTTCATGTCTGGATGGTTAAGAAACAAACTAATTGTTCGCCTATTCTTAGACGTTGACAACCAATGTTTGAACGGAAACAACGTAGCACCTAACATTAACGGCGTATTGAATCAATCAACTGCATTTAGTGCGCCAACTGGTTTAGCGACTGCAATTGATTCAGCTAACGAAGTAGATGTTTTAGTTGCTGCAATTACGCAGATAAGACTGGCTAATCAAGGTGTTAGTAACTTGACTATCATGATGAATCCAGTTGACGTTGCTTTAATGCAATCAACAAAGGTGACTTCAACTGATAGACGTTATGTTGAAAGACTTGCTAACGTTGGTGGTTCGCTGTCATTAGACGGTACACCTATTATAGTAAACAATAACATTACTCAAGGTGACTATTTAGTTGGTGACTTCAGCAAAGCGACAATTGTTCAAAAGTCTGGAATCATGGTTGACGTTGGACTTGACGGAAACGATTTCACAGAAAACATGAGAACAATCCTAGCAGAATGGAGAGGTCAATTATTCATCCAGAACAACGACAGAACAGCGTTCGTAACTGGTGACTTCGCTACTGATAAGGCAGCTCTAGAAACCACGTGATAATTAATTATCTTAACAATTAAGGGGAGCTTTTAGTTCCCCTTTTTTTGTTTCTTCAAATGGTCAATACTTGAAACGGGGTCTTTCTTTCCCCAGCGATACAAATGAAAAATATAGATACCACGTGCGATTAATAGCCTACCACCGTTTTTTAGCGTCTTTCGGCTTAAATCCTTGTCAAAATATAGCTTCGATTCATCAAAGCCACCAACGGCGTTAAACAGTTCCTTGTGGAATATCATACAAGCACCAGCAACAATGTCAGTTTCTTCGACTTGGTTTCCGTACATTCTCGAAACTACTGACTGAATATGATGGTCGTCAATACTTTTAGCATTAAACAGCTCTTTTATCACGGCTTTATTATTCGGATTAAGTCGGTTCGTCATGCAGCCAGTTAAATCTTTCTTTGTAATGTTGCCCGATTCAATCAGTTCTTTAACGTCTTTAGCAAAGCCTTCAAACTTCAATGTATCTTGGTCAGTCAAGCAAATCCAGTTATTCGGCAGCGGTTCAATTACTTCGTTCAATCTCTTTGCAATATTCAAATCAAAGTCGAACACTTGTATAAATTCTATTTTCATCTCTTATTTGTTTTGTAGGGTTTTAAACCACGTAGTATTCTAATTTAATTACTGGCTCATAGATGCTTTCAAAATCTCCAAAATCCTTGCCACTATCCCCCGTAAACGTAATGTCTATACAAGCCATTCCAAACTTAAATTGAACAACATAGTCTGTTATTTGTGGCGTTTCGTTTTCATCTATCCACTCACATCTCAATGTGCTACCTATTAACACTTCTTTCCCGTTCTTATCAATAATGCCAGTCCTTTGCTCTTGTTCCTTTGGTTGTAGTTTGTCACGCATATCATTTAAGCCCTCTAAGTATGCATTAAAAGGCGTTAAGATAGTAGTTACCTTAATCCATTTCTTAAGCATTTCTTCTATCTCATCATCCGTCACCTCAACTTTTGGGGGGTTGGAGTTAGAATAACCAATCATCAATTTTGCTATGTTATCCCAATTAGCACGTATTCCAGTGCGTGTTAATTCTGTTAATTCTTTTCCGTTCTCTCTTATGAACTCTTTTGCTTTTCTTAATTCTTCTTTATTCATGTCTATTAGTTTTCCGCTAAGATACAAACAACTTTTAATAATACAAGCAAAAAGAAAAGTTTTTTTATCTTTGGTCATTAACGTTAACGAAATTTATTTAAAATGGGAAGACCAAGAAAGAAGCCATTACAAGAAGGCGAAGAACTAAAAGCGGCTGCACCACCAGGACCAAAGAAACAACCGACTGAAGCACCCAAAAAGACCACTAAAAAAGAAACCGTAACAAAGCCAGTCGGTAAAGCTGGAAAAATCAAAGTCGAACTTTTAGAAGACAAAGGCAACGGATTCAAAAAAGGAATGATAAAAGAACTGAACGCACCGCACGCACAAATTTTAATTGACAAAGGTTTGGCAAAAAAAGCTTAAATTTGTTTTTTCTCTATATCCTCACAAGTTAATTGTTGTATTCATTTTTTTTAGTTTTCCCCGTTCAGTTTTGGACGGGGTTTTTTATTTCAAATAATTTTGCGGAAACAAAATATTTTTATATCATTGCATAGAATTAATAACCTAAAAACAATAAAATGATTGAAAAAGTAAAAGTGGATAAGTTAGAGATTGACGGCGTTACGTACGTTCCAGAATCATCTATTAAGAATTTAGCGCCAGATACAGACGGCATGAAGTATTGCGTAGTTAGAACATACAGTGCTGGCGTACATATTGGATATGTGGAGTCGTTTGGAGACAAGCATCCTCAACACGCTAAACTTGTAAATTCAAGACGTTTGCATTATTGGGATAATGCTTGTAGTTTGTCACAAGTTGCTATTGATGGGGTTGATGTGAGTAATTCACGTATAGCGATTGAATTGCCAGAAATAGAATTAACAGACGTAATCGAGGTTATACCTTGTAGCGAATCTGCAATGGAATTATTTAAAACAGCGCCAGAATGGAAAAAATAAAACTACCAAGCATGCGTTATAGCCCTAGTTCTGGCTATGGTGATGGCTCTGGCTCTGGCTCTGGCGATGGTGATGGCGATGGCGATGGCTCTGGCTCTGGCTCTGGCTATGGTGATGGCTATGGCTCTGGCTATGGCTATGGCTCTGGCTATGGCTATGGTGATGGCTATGGCTATGGTGATGGCTATGGCTCTGGCTAATAAAAACAAAATAATTAATAATAACATAAGGGGCAATCAAGCCCCTTTTTTTAATGCTACTTTTTTTCTTTAACTTTGTAGGACAATCTTATAAGAATGTCAGTTAACATTACACAATTCAATAACTACGTTGCAGCTGGTGAGTTCAGCGTCGGAGTCAACACCAACGAAAACAACAACTTACTTGAAACGATTACATTCGTTGAAGAAGAACATTTGACCCGTTTACTCGGTGCAAGGCTTTACAATGCATTGCAGACTGATTTAGCAATAAACAACGACGGAACGGCAACGGCTCAAAAATGGATTGATTTTATTAATGGTGTTAGCTATGTTGACCCGTCAGCAAGTGACTACACTATAAACTATCAAGGCGTTTTAAGGATGTTGAAAGGCTTTGTTTTTTGGCAGTATATTAGTGAGCATCAATATAAAAGAACGTCAACGGGTGTGCGTAAATTGAACGCTGAAAACAGTTCGATGGTTGACACGCAAATGACGAACGCACTCATTCGCAGAAAGTACAATAAAAGCGTTGATTTGTATCTATGCGCTCAACACTTTATCGACGACTTTAAGACATACGAAGCAACCGCAACAAGTATAGTTGAAAGCCCTTCTACAACTTACACGGTCACAATTTCAGATACTAAGTACTTGGCAAACGGCGACACGGTCACAATTGAAGGCAATGAATATACTGTTGCTAATTTAGTTAACGACACAAGCTTTGAATTTACAGCAACAACGGGCTTAACATTTACAGATTTAACGGTAAACTGGCAGCCGTTTAAAGACTTCAAGCCAGTCAAAAAGCATTATATTCAATTCGCTTAGATTATGGCAGTATCAAGAAGACAAAATTTTGATTTATCAACGGTAATACCGGGAACACCTCAAATCATTACACTTGGAAAAGAGAGTGATTTGAATCTGGTCAGCGTTCAGATAAATCAATCAAGCGTTTCGGCAACTGGTATTGATTTAAAGCTTGTTCAATCGAACAATGCAACGGACTGGATAGAAATTCAAACTGACGCTGGAGTAAATTATTCAAAAAATACAAGGTCAACATCAGAAGTAGTTTTTTTGAGCGCTGAATATCTTAGATTCGCACAAGCGGGGCTTTCAATTGACGTTACTCTACCTACAACTGGCGAATTGGAAATAATATTTAATTTTAAGGCATGGCGGTAAATGATAGCGTAATAACTCTAATCGAAGACATTGTTTCGAGCTTAAGAAATAACGGAACGATAATAAGCGAATCGTTCTCGAATGACATATTGACGCTTGAACTTACAAGCTTGTACGACTTAGCAGTTAATAAGTATATTGAAGTAGGCGGCACGAATTACAAAATAATTGCTTTAGATTCTGGCGCTTCAACTGTTGACGTTATCGCGTCGGGGGTGACTGGTGAAACTATTTACACCGTGCCAACGCCATACTTTTGGAATGGTACGATGCAAATGATTAACAAGAGATTAAACGGCGATAATGATAACTTTTCAAAATATCCAGCTATTCTATTAGTTGATGTGTTTAGAACAACGCGAATAACTGACCCTACAAGCCCCTATTTTGCAGAACCGCGCGTTTTTGTGGCGTTCCTTAAAGAATCGCTTATTGATTATGGCAGCGACTTACAAAACCCAATTATTAATGAAATGCAAGAACTCGCTGAGGACTTCATTTCGGCGTGTCAAGCAAACCCGTTTATTGGTCGATTTGATGAATTTGAAATAACAAGACACGCAAATTTCGGCGTTTACGCAACTGACAGAGGACATATATCGACAATAATTGACGAACAACTAAGCGGGGTCGTTGTAGAAGTTACGCTTCCAATTTATGAAAACTTTGAAGATTGCAACGGCAATATTTTAACCGCTATTAAATGCGCTCCGGGTCTTATAAAAGACATCGACGGCAATTTAATACAAGAATTGCCAGCTGGTCAAACGTATGTTGTTTCTGGTGGCGGTGGTGATGTTGAAATATACGACACAGACAATAATGTACTTTATACAGTAACAGCACCCGACAGCCAAACGATAACTAATTCAACGGCTGTTTTAAAAGACACTAACGGCGGCACGCTATCAACGACAAGCATATTAGCGCAAGCGTCTAAAGATATAACAGCACCAGATGGAAACATACAGCTTAATTCAGTAGCAATGACAACTGTTTTAAGCGGTGGAACTGAAAATATACAAGTAAGACAGTCAAGCGGAGCTACACAAGTAGGTTCTAAACAAGGTCAACACTGGAGAATTGCCGATGCTGATATTGAAAACAGCGACCAAAGTTATACATCAACGGTAAAAGCAGAGGGAACATTAGTGCTTCCCGACATTAATTTCACAGATTCAGACGGTACTACTACAAGCGTTCCAAGTGTTCAAGATTTGGTTTGTACGCCATCAGCAACACCAAGTGGAATCGCATACCAACGCCCATCATTAACGGGGCAATTAACAAGTTATGCGAATTATGATGACGCTTGGCATTTAGCAAATGGAACTTATGACTATACACCGCCAAGTTATCCAACAGCCATTGCAAGGCTTGATTCTACCCATGCAAATCCTTTTTTAAACTTAGCAGAAAACAACGTTTTCGGAAATACAAACAGATTCACCGATGAATTGGGTACTCAAGTTTATGCGAATAACTATGTAGTAGACCATTTAACGGGGCTTGGTATTTATATAATAGTGCAAAGCTCCGAAAAATGGGCAAATTCACTATCGACAGCCAATGGAAGTAGTTTTTTGTCGTTTAATGATTGGAGAATACCAAACTTTAACGAAATGGCTATTTTGTTCAATCAACAAGTTACAACGGGTGATGGTTTAAATTATGCACCTTTAAATATAAACTTTGCAACTCATAATCGATTATGGGTTTCAAGCACAATATTCAATACCACAACAAGAGCTTTTACGGTTTTAGACCCTACTACATTTTCTTTAAACTCTATAACAAACGCAGGCGATACTAAGACAAATAACAATAAGTATATTATTATTAGAAACCATTATACATAAGATATGGCACAAATTACCGAAGAATTAGAACTAAACGACAACTTTACATGGTTTGTGAAGTCTGTAAATTACGATTGGGAAAGTTCAACCGTATCAATCGAATGTATATTCCAAGAAGGAAAATTCAGACATTCAAGAACATTCAACTATCAAGCCAAAAACGGTATGCTGGAAAAAGACGTAATTGAATTACTTAAATCTGAAAATTGGTATAAAAACCATTAATTATAATTTACTAACTTTGTAAATAATAACCTTATAAAACCTTTAACAAAATGGCAGAAGTATGCACTTGCGACACTCCTTTAGGCAACACGGGAAGACCCGCTTGTCAAAAGAAGTACTTAGTCGTAAAAGATTTAATTTTAACGCCTTTAATTGGTTCGGCTGGTACGGCTAACACATATGACGTAAGTGCTGGTGAACCACTTTTGGCAACAATTCAAGCGGATTTAAACGCGGCTGACCCACTTGATAGAATTTATCCTATTCGCGGAATCGAAAACGTTGAGAACGTTCGTGACGAATCTATCTTCCAAGAATTTAATTCTGGTAAGAAAGTAAAAGTTCGCGAAGGATTCAAAACATTTACTGGCTTTGTTCCAAACGTTGATCCAGTTTACGTTGGAAAAGTTAAAAGTGCTGGTTGTTCTGCAATCGGAGCGTACAGACTTGACACGGCTGGTAACTTCCAATTCTCAGCAAGAAAGTCTGACGGCATTGTTACGACTGCTTACCCAATTGAAATTGACAGCGACACGTTTGACGTGCGCTATGTTGAATCTACTGACGGCGAAACTTTCGGAATGATGATGGACTTCCAATGGAAAGAAACAGAAAAAGATTCTTATTTAAGACAAGTTTCAGTTGATTGGAACGCTTCAGACTTACAAGGATTGCTTGACGTTAATTCTAGCGTTGTTGTTGATTCTGCTACACAATTCACAGCTACTTTAGTTGATGACTATGGCAACCCAGTTGAAGGGCTTGGTTTAGGTGATTTCACCGTTACAAACTTGACAACTGCTTCGGGTGTAACTCCTTCGCCTGTTACTGAAACTTCTGACGGTGTTTATCAATTTACAATACCAGCTCAAACGACTAACGACGTTCTTGAATTAGATGCTTCTAAAACTGGATTTGACTTTACAAAAGTTAAAGCAAATACATTTGTAGCTCTGTAATCAATAGCACAATTATATTATGAGTATTCAACTACACGACGACGGCGACACGATTTTAATAAAAAAGAACGGTTTTAAAGGCAGCGCATCACTTGAAGCATTGTCTGGCAAAAACAAGACCGAATTTAAAGAATCGTTTTCAGGCGTTTTTAAAGGCTTAACAGATGAAATGTATAGCTTTGTAGCTAAACACGGTAAAAAGAAGCCAACAACAAAGAAAAAGACCGTCAAAAAAGACGCTGAATAAACTCGCACACTCTAAAAACCAAAGCCCAGCGATTAAACTGGGCTTTTTTTACTTTAATCCGTTATCGAAATCTAAAGGCTTTAAAGTTTTAACAATGGCTTTGTAAAGCTGTTTTTCTCTTTTGCTTGCAGCTATGTCGTTAAATCGAACCTTGACAGTAAAAACTATAATGCCTATAAAAAAATCGTGATTAGGGTAAATGCTTACGTCTAAGTTATCTAATTCGTTCCGCTCTTTATAGAAGTCTTTAAAGTCTTCGTACGGAAATTTTTCAAGGTTAAATTCAATTGTCGTTTTCATTTCAATGTTTTTTAGTTGTTAGATATTATTCAATATGTAAGCCAGGAATCTTGAAATAATTGCTATTATAGCAAGGTCAATATAGTTATATCGTGGCTTTAGTATGTATCTAATTAACTTCTTCATTTCAATGCTTTTACTTTGTTGGTTTATTTTGTTCTTTCAATCTTTATAAGTGAGCATCCAAATAGCTTTAATTCAAAAACAACGTTTCGCTCTTTCTTGCTATTAACAACAATCGAAGTTCTTCTTGTTGACTGGGTATTTTTTTTAGTTTTAATTCTTTTTTTAGCCCTAACATTTGAGGAATATTTCGATTTAACGTCTTTATCAATAGTTTGAATTAAGGTGTCAGTTAATGGGATTTTATCGTTCCAGCTTATGCGTTTATCATTCCTTATAAGTACATTGTACTTGAAAAGCGTAGTTATAAGAATATTCCCACAATTAACAGACTTTCTTAATTGACTGGAAGTCTTGATGTTTTTTGAATTTAAAGTGTCATAAATTAAATTCAAGTTTTCTTTTGTTCCTTTTTTCTTCATTTTTTTTAGTTTTAATACTATGCAATATTACAAACAAATTTAAATTAACCAAAACTTTTTTGAATTTTTTTTGAATTAACTTTGTAACATGGACGTATTAATACGAAAATTAGAGCATTTATTGAGCGTTTCGCAGCCTTCTGTAATGATGCAAGTAATTGTTGAGAAGAACGGTTTGGGCGGTGTTATCATTCATTTGAACACAGAAGACCAGCTTTTTGATAAAGGTATAGATTCACGTGGCGTAAAACTTGAAGACGTTGGTGGTGCTTATACTCCGAACACTATTTTCGGTATTAAAGGCAAATTCAAAGGTAAGCTTGAACTTGGTTTGCCAGTTGACCGCGTGACCCTATACAACAGCGGAAAGTTTTACAAGTCATTTGTCGTTACAACCGAGCAAAACGGAGATATTATAATAAATGCAGACCCGAATAAACCGAACCAAAATTTATTCGATAGGTATGGAAAAGACATTGTTGGTTTGACAAAAAACAACTTGGACGTTGTGCGAAATATTTTAAAAAAGCATATTTTGAAGTATATTCGTAATGAATATGGGAAAGGATAGCTTATACATTTATAGAGACATTGCAGATTTACCAGCGTGGAATTTTTTTAAAGCAAAGGAAGGCGAACAAGATGAACTAAAATACTTGTTCAAGCTTGACGATTACTACAATTTAGACGATTTAAAGCACAATCAAGCCTTTGAATTACTTGCAGCATGGTCCAATATTCACGACCAAATTGTAAACCTTAACGGCATAACAGACAAGCAAATTGAAATCATTCGTTTAAGGCGTCAGATTATATGGCTTCAAGTCGAACTTTTACTTAATCCAGAAAAGCGGATTTTAAAAAACTTCATTCGCCACAAGCAAAGCGAACTCAAAGCTATGACTGGCGAAGACGACGAACAAGACGAAATGTCGCAAAAAAGCACTAACTTTGAAGAACAAATTGTATTCCTTGAAAGGTGGTTAAAAATGCCCATTGATAGCAAAAAAATATCATTGGCGAAGTTTTTAACGTACAAAAAGCAATACAACGAAGAAGCGCGAAAATTGACCCTAAAACAACTGGCACGAAATGGCTAAGATTAAATCTGACGAATTAGTTGACCTAAGCGGCTTTATAAAAGAGCTAAAAGAAGCGATTGCGTTAACTAAAGACCTTAAAGAAAACTTAACTGTCGGACTAAAAAAAGCCACTTCAGGAAGCCCGAACAAAGTTAACGTTGTTGACGCTGAAAGC